GTTAAACTTGTCAAACTGGTATTTCCAGTTGTTGTCCATAACTGCATAAGAAGATGAGTTGAATAGATTTCTGTATGTGGTAATGTCTGCAACTTCTGATCCAGCATTGTCCACAACGTCTGCATATTCAGGAGAAATGAACGCAACGCAGTCTCTACGAGTTTCAGCAATGTTGTCCACGATGTATTCAGATACTACCTGTGGGTGAGCACCTGTAACGATCAATGAAACGTCAACTTCTTCGGCATTTGCGAACTTATCGTATCCGACAATTACGTTTGCTGTTTCAGACCAACCATCAACACCACCTGAAAGTGTTACTGTGTATGAGGTTGATGTTTCTGCGAAGTTTGTTGCTGCAGCTGTATTACCCCAAGAGCTTGTTTCAGATACTTGGGTTGTAATATTCTGAGCATGGTTTAGAACATAAACATACTTTGATCTGTCGTTGATCACGTTTACATAGTAGTTTGAAGAACCGTCATCGTTCTTAGCATCAGATGCTTTAGATACATATGGGAACTTTTCCAATACAGTGTTTGCTGCATCAGAGAACTTTCCTAGAGTATCGATAACGATAATGTGCATTTCGTCGTTGGCACCAGAAAGGTTTCCAACATAGGTTGAGGTTCCTGTTGCACCATTAAATTCTTCGGCATATGTCCAATTAGCAAAGGCAGTAGAATTTGCACTTGCCCATAGAGAAACTTTTAGACCATTTCCCTTTGCACCAGCATATCTAGCTGCGAATTGTCCAGATGTATTTGCTGCTGATAGGTCAAGATAGTTTAACTCATAGTCATCTCTATTCTGAATTAGAAGCGCGGTACCAGATGTAGCATTCTTTGCAGCTGCTACGTTTGCGGTACGTACTGTTCTAATGTTTCTTGCATAGTCCAAGAAGTTAGACACACTGAAGAATGACTTAAAGGTGTTTGAAGTAGGCTTACCAAATGTGCTTACTAGCTCAACTTGGTTGCCCAAAGAAACGATTGAAAACAAAGGACCCCAATCAAAATCGCCAGCGTAAGCACCTTCAGTAGTACCAACTGCTGGAACGATAGTTGTCAAGTCAATTTCTGAAAAATTCACTCCGGGACTTAGGAAAAATGGCATGTTTTAGCTCCTTTTAGGAAGTTCTTATTCTTCACAATATTTATCATTTCGTGAATTTTGGACTATAATCGGTGCTTATTTGTCAGGGTATCCCACTCAATGTTATCGAATACATAGATTCTTTCCCTGTCAGTAACCCATTTGTCACCGTTTGCGTCCCTGCCATCGTCAAATGGGTCATCTATTCCATTGTCAATGATACCAAACGGTACCACATCACTATCCATGATGTTCAATTGTTCTTCCTGGAGCACTTTTCGGATGTTGTTATTGATATTTTCCTTAAAATACTTCTGAGAAGTTAACCATCCAAAGTTAACCAGACACATGGTGGCATCGTCATTTGATCCTGGTTCTGCTTTGTAGGTGTTCTTATCCAATACGAATGTAGTGAATTCCTTGATTGTGACCTCGTCCTTGATGATTAATTTGTCAGATTCAACAAGAGTTTTGAAGTTGGCACAACCAATTGCCTTGGTCTGTTTGTTGTGTTTTAGACCAAATGCGATCTTTTTCTTGAAACCTGGTGTATTCTGCTGCCCCTGTTTACCCTTCATTTCGATCTTGATCAGGTTTTCATATGACAATTCATAGTGGAGAATGTCTGCAACCTGTAGACCGATGGTATTGATTTCCACCAATACGAATGCGTCGTTATACTTCTTGGCATAATTCACGATGATAGCAGGGAAGGTAAATGGTGGTATCTTCCTATTCATATACCTGCACACAACCTTGTATGGAATACTGGTAACGTCAATGATCTGGAAAGCAGAATAGTCAGATTCAACACCTTCTGAAACGTCAACTGTCATGCAATAGGTATGCCCAGCGATAGGCATTTCCCACATTGCAGCATCGTTGTCCCATGCGATTGGTTCTTCCATTGCTGCCATAAGCTGCCCAATCTTACCTGGATTGATAAGAGTGTTAGAGCTTCCCAAGAATTCAGTATTATGGGAAATTACACCAACCGAATAATATGTGTTGTGTTTATCAACACCTACAGGATCATAAACTTCAAACTTTCCAACTTCAGAAGTAATTTTTTCTATTTTTTTCCCACTTACTTCATCACCTATTGACAATTTTTCAGCATGAGTAAAACCATTGTGGGTTAGAAAAGCATGTTTTCCTGAACATCTAATATTAGTGTTATCTGTAAATGTGATATTCCACATAACATCCACAGTCTTTTTTTGAACACCTTCAAAATTTTCATATCCTGTTGGTGTTTTTATTTTAAATCTGCCGCCGTTGGGTCTAAACAACTTTACTTTTTCCTTTTATTATTCTTCTGATATATGATGAGGTAACATAATATTTTTCCGAATATTCTTTACAGAACAATTGGGTGTAAGACATTTTCAGACCATTTCTCATTGTTTTCTCAATAAGAGATTCGTTATGTAATTTTACTTTGTCGTTATAATCTTTTCGTATTTTCTTAGCATCATCGTCTGTTATTTTGTTTTGTCTCTTATTAGCTTCTTTCTTTCTTCTCTGGCCTTCACTGGAAAGGTTCAATTTATATCCATTTTTACCCTTATTCCAAGGAATTGTTCCTTTTTTTACTCCTCCCACACCAGGTCTTTTCTTTCCCTTTTGTATTTCACTTAAATATTCTGGAGACATTTGCATTCTTTTTGCAATCATAACACAAGCACCATAATCACCTTGACTGTAGTGAATATTAAAATGCTCTTGTATGGAAACACACTGAAGATTGTTTATGTCATTGTTTGCTCTATTACCATCTATATGATGTATTTCATAAGTTCTTCCAAATTCATCAACTGGAAGTTTTCCATATGTTTGTTCATATATTTTTTTATATGTATAGTTACCCATTCAATTCTCCTAAGTTACTATTATT